CCCAGCTTCAGCAAGACCTGTATACTGCGTGCGGGAACTCGGTTCTGTTCTGGGTGAATGCCTTCGTGTGGACGCTCCGATACTTCCAGCCCGACGAGGTCGGTGGCGTCAAGCAGGTCGAGACCAAGCACACGCCGATGGTGACGTGGGAGATTCAAGACCGCCACATGCTGCGGATCGAGCACGCGATCGACGTCGGCGAGGACCTCCTCACTGATAAGTCCCGGGACATGGGTGCGACGTGGGATCACCTTACCGTGCTGATGCACAAGTTCATCTTTGAGGGCGACCGCTCGTTCCTCGTCGTGTCCAACAAAGAAGACAACGTCGATCAGTTGAGCGGCGGCACCATGGCGGACCCCGCCACGCTGTTCGGTAAGCTCGACTACATCGTCAGCTTCCTGCCTGAGTGGATGCGACCGACCGTGGAACGCAAGCGTCTGCACATGGTCAACCGCCACAACAACTCCCGTATCGACGGCGAGTCGGCCAACAAGAACGCCGGTACGTCCGGCCGTCGCGACGCGATCTTCCTCGACGAGATGTCGAAGATGGAACACGGCGAAGACATCAAGCGATCGACCCGCGACGTGTCCGCGTGCCGCCTACCCTGCTCCACTCCTAACGGTGCGGGTACTGCGTACTCTAAGTGGCGGCTCAGCGGTACGATCCCTGTGTTCGTGCTGGCGTGGTGGGAGCATCCAGAAAAGGGGGCCAACCGCTACCTCGAACAAGACGAGCTTGGCCGCTGGAAGATTCGCTCGCCGTGGTATAACAACGAAGCCGAAGCCCGCTCCCCCAAAGAACTCGCGATCGAAGTGGACATGGACCACGTCGGCTCGGGCGACACGTTCTTTGAGGCGATGATCATCGAAGAGCACCGGCTGATGTTCGCTGGGCCGAAGTATCAGAACCGCGTCCGCAAGATGACGATCAACTTCGACTCGGAGGTACCGGACTCTGCGATCCCCGGCTACTTGCAGAAGGAAGACCTCTCGAAGATTCACTATACGCCTAATGGCCGCTGGCGAATCTGGTGCTCTCTCACCAAGGCCCGCCCCGATCAATCCAAGACCTACTCGGTCGGCGTGGATATCGGCAAGGGCATGGGTGCCTCGAACTCCGTCATTTCGATCCTGTGCAACGAGACCAAGGAGAAGATTGCCGAGTTCGCCTGTGCCAACACACCGCCCTACGAACTCGCGAAGGTCGCCTGTGCCGCGTGCCTCTGGGTCGGCGGCAAGAACCGAGCACTGCTGATCTGGGAGAACAACGGGGACCCCGGCTTCGACTTCGGTAACATGGTGGCACGCAAGTACCAATACCCCAACATCTACTTCGACCGAAGCAGCGGCACCGTTGCCGAGAAGGTCGGCAAGCGGTACGGTTGGCGGTCCAGTCGAGAGAAGAAAGCCGAAGGCCTCGGCCTGTTGCGTCGTGCGTATGCCCATGGGGGCATCATCAACCACAGCGTCGAGAGCCTCGACGAGACGCTGACGTACGTCCACTATGACAGCGGGGGCATCGGCCCCTCTGAGTTGTTGGAAGAGTCGAGCACCGCACGGGCCACTCACGGTGACCGCGTCATCGCGGACATGCTCTGCCTGATCGGGGCCGGACGAAGCGGCGGCAAACGAGTGGCCGGACCCTTGGCTCCCGAGCGATCGTTCGCCGGGCGTATGAAGACTTGGAAGAAATCGAAAAAACGACGTGCCCTAAAGACCAGCTTCGACTGGCGAGCCGCGTAAGGAGAACCCATGCCAAATATATTGACCCCCCGAGACTTGCAAGAGTCCGTCAAACGTGGTAGCGACCGGCTGAAGAACTTCCGCATGTCGCGAATGATGTTCCTGCGGAACTACACCGGCCCCTACTACGATAAGGAGAAGGGGAACATCGGCGAGGAATCGCTGAACATGATCTTCAACGCGATCCGGGTGCTCGTACCCAACATCGTGATGAACTTTCCGACGCACAACGTGTCGAGCAACTTCCTCCAGTCCCGGCAGTACGCCGAGCTACTGGGCGAGGCTCTCGCTTTTCACGATAAGCAGATCGACATCCGGTCCACGTACCGGCAAGTGTTGGTCGATGCGATCTTCACGCTCGGCATCTTGAAGACGGGTATCGCCGAAAGCGACTCGGTCTACACATTCGATGAGTACGATCGCGTTGATATTGGAGAGATCTATACGGGGTGCGTGAGCTTCGACAACCTCCTCGTTGATCCTACGTCGCGGGAGCACCTGTTCAAAGACGCGAAGTGGCTGGGTGATCGTAGCATCGTGTCCCGGGCTTCGCTGCTGGAATCGGGCCGCTACGACAACGAACTGGTCGAGCAACTTCCCACCGTGGGCGACGCCGTATCGTCTGATCGGACGTCCCACCTGCTGTCGCAGAAGAAGCGAGACGCGAACCGAGACCACGACGCATACGACGAAGTAGAGATCGCGGAGATTTGGATTCCGGGTGCGAACCAGCTTGTTACGGTGCCCGGCGGCACAGAAGTCACGTTCGATCGCTTCCTGCGTGAGGACGAATACTACGGGCCGGACGAAGGCCCGTACACGTTCCTGTCGCTAACACCGCCAGTGCCCGACAACCCGCTGCCCATCCCCCTTGTCGGCGTGTGGAACGATCTTCACGTACTCGGCAACCGTATGGCCAAGAAGATCATCGACCAAGCCGAGCGTCAGAAAGACGTTGTGGCCTATCGACGTGCCGCAGCGGACGACGCTGAAGCCCTGCGTGACGAACCTGATGGGGGCTCCGTTGCCACGGACGACCCGGATGGTGTTCGTGTCCTGAGCTTCGGCGGGCAGAACCAGAAGAACGAGATCATGCTGGCACAGCTTCAGGGCTGGTTCAACCAGATGGCCGCGAACCCACAGGCTCTCGCCGGCCAGCGGTTCGACGCCAACTCCGCGACGGAGGCCAAGCTCCTCGCCGCAAACGCGAACGTCGGCCTTGAAGATATGAAAGACCTCGTGTACCAGATGGCCGCTTCCGAAGGCCGCAAGCGAGCGTGGTACATGCACACTGATCCGCTGATCGAGGTTCCGCTTGTGAAGCGATTCACGTTCCCTGCTCAGTTCAGTCAGAGCCCCCTCGGCCCCGTGATGCAGCAGCCCGCTCGGATGGAAGAGATTCAGGTCATCCTCACGCCCGAAGCCCGCAGCGGCGACTGGATGGACTTCCACTTCGACGTCGAGGTCGAGTCCATGGGCCGACAAGACAGCACCACCCGCTTCGCACAGGCCATGGACTTCGCTGTGAAGATTATGCCCGCTGCGATGCAGGCCGGCCAAGCCGCGATGATGATGGGCATCCCGTTCGACGTGAAGACCTTCGTCACCCGTATGGCCAAAGACCGCGGCATCAAGTGGATGGACGAAGTGTGGTTCGATCCTGAGTTCCAGATGCGTACCGCGATGGTCGCGATGCGTGGCCCGCAGATGGAGGGGTCGCAGGGTCAGCTAATGCCGAACCAAGCGAATCCTCTGTCACAGATTCTTCAGAATGGCCAGCCCGGCACCGTAGCCAGCAACCCGAGCCAAGACACACGCGACCGATCTGACGCCCAGTCGGGAGCCAACGACATGCAGTCTGTCCTTAAATCGATGGGCGTGTAAGGAGATCCTATGCCACTATACCCGTATCAATGTCAGACCTGCAATCACGAGGAAGACGAGTTCCAACACATGCGGGAAGACCATCTTACGGCCTGCCCCGCGTGCGGATCGGACACGTACGACCGCCAAGTGTCCCTCCCGCACACTGATATGAAGGAGTTTCACAAGCCGATCGAGATGTACTCGATCGGCCTGACGGATGACGAGGAGATCAAGGCGTTTAAACGCCAAGCTCCCGACGTTTACGTAGAAATGAACCCCAAATCGGAGCTATATGGCGTCCCGATCGCCAAATCCCGCAAACAAAAGCTCTCCGCACTGGCCGCTACGGGGTGCGTGGAAAGAAAATAGGAGGAAAATCTGAAAAATAACTTGCAAGGCGTTTAAACTATGCTATACTTATAGTAGATATTAGGTTCCTACCCCGCAAATCCCTGCGGCAGCTACCAGACGGAGAACAAAATCATGCCCACCCCCACACGAGACGGAAGTATCTCACTGTCCCCCCCTGCGGACGCCCCAAAACCCGAGGATGCGTTCGATGAGGCCGCCCTCGCGGACAAAATCAGTAGCGGCTTCGCCGCAGCGTTCGGCACCGAGGACGAGGACGACTACCAAGACGACCCCCAAGACGATAACGACGACTACCGCTTCTCCGAAGAGGACGAAGCAGACAACGAAGAAGACGAGGAGCAAGGCCCCGAGGACGCGGGATCAGCGGATGACGACATCGACGAGCAGGATGCTGTTGATGACGACGCCCCTACCATCCCAACGGCCCACGAACGGTCCTTGCTCGCCAACCACACCCGTGAAGAGATCGCTGATCTCTACAAGAACATGGGTGCCGAGAGGTTCTCGGATTACGCCGCTCGCCAACACGAGAAGCGTAACACCGAGACACAGCGGATGGCGGAACTCGGACGTATGGCCAAATCCCTTGGCCAGCCGTCGCAGACCTCTGGAACTCCTGCCGCCTCCGGGCCGCACCAGAACCAGACGACGCCGGCAAACCCGGGCCCAAGCTCGAAGATCGAGCCGGTCAGTGTTGAGGTACTGCGGGAGAAGTTTGGTGACGATGAACTCATCGACACCTTCGCTCAGCAGATGAACGCTCAGGCAGCCGTCCTTAACCAGATGATGTCTCAGCAGCAGCAGGCTCAGCAGAGTCTCGAACAACAGGCGAGCGAGTCACTTTCCCGCCAAGTCGAGAGCTTCTTTGCTGATCCGGCACTCAAGGCGTTCGGGGACCACTACGGTCCCGCAGGTGCCCCTTTGACCCCCGAGCAGGAACGTGCTAGGGTCGAAGTCTTGGAGATGGCTGATGCCCTTGTATCGGGTGCTCAGTTCCAAGGCCGAACCGTCTCGGTTCAGGACGCACTCGCACGGGCACACGGTGCCCTCTCGGTCGAAGTCTCGGAAGCGAGCGTTCGACGCAAAATCAAGCAGGAGGCCAAGAAGCGTAATCGCGGCATCACCGCCCGGCCAAGCCAACGAACGGCAACCGGCCAAGCGGATCTGTCCCGCAAGGGAGAGCCAAGCAACGAGAAAGAGCTTCAGGCTCGGACACGTACACGGCTCAAGCAAGTCTTCGGATAAACTGCCTGATCCCTCTAAACAACACACCAAGGAGAGCCCCCCATGGGCGTAAACAACTCAGCACTATCGGACCTCATTCAAACCACACTGAAAGACTTGCCCAAGGGTGAGTTCGAGGTCATGTGGGACTCACAGGACTACGAGTTCTGCCGCATCTACCAACAGCATCGTCGCCAGATCGACGGCGGTACGAGCATTCAACGTAACGTCATGCTCAACCGCAACGGTCGGGCTCGCTACCGTCGTCTGTATGACACGGACACCCCGCAGGTTGACAACAACCAGAAGACGATCACCGTCCCTTGGACGCAGATCGGCACCGACTACTCGTGGGACGTTGTGGAAATTCTCCGCAACAAAAACTCCGAGAAGGGGTTCATCAACCTGCTCCGCTCCCGGCGTACTGAACGCATGTGGGACATCGCGGAACTGATCGAGGAACGCGGTTGGCAGACTCCCCAGTCGGCCACCGACACGCTGTATCCTTACGGCATCCCTTACTACCTGAACATGCTTGACGATGGCTCGACCACCGCGGGCTTCAACGGTAAGACGATCCGCTACCAAGGCGGCACCACTGGCACGATCTGTGCCGGCCTCGACGCAGCTACCGAGTCGAAGTGGCGTAACTACGCGGACTCCTACGTGAACGTGGATAACACGTTCCTCCGTAAGCTCCGCTCGGCCATCCGCCGAACCCGCTTCCGCCCTGCACCCTTCGTCGATTCGCCCGGCAACGACAAGGTCGGCTCGCCGGTCAAGATGTACGCCAACGACGACCTGATGACCGAGTTGATCGACCTCGCTGACAAGCGTGACGACAACACGGCACCGAAAGACCTCGCTAACAAGAGTCTCTACCACGACTTCGACGGCGAGATCATGTTCAACCGCATCCCGGTCAAGTACGTCCCGCAACTGGACGGCTTCTCCGTCACCGGCGGCTCGGGTACGGTCAACTCCCCCAACCCGCTCTACTGCGTGGACTGGACTAAGCTCCAGCCTGTCGTCCAAGACGGCTACTGGATGGAAGAGGGCGAGCCCATGGTCGATCGCGGCCAGCACACGACCTTCACGGTCTTCCTCGACGGTTCGCACAACAACCTGTGCGTCAACCGCCGCACCGCAGGTTTCGTCCTGCACAACGTGCTCACTGCGTAAAGTAGCATGACGTTTAAATGCTTGGGGGACACGTAGTCCCCCAAGTTCTTTGCGGTGAGTGAGCCGCAAAGTCACCCCCAGATAGGAGATACCCATGTCCGCAGGAATTGTAGGATATGACAACGCAGGCGACAACGACCAGCCGAGCCCCATTGTGTGGCAAGACTGCAAGAACACCCTGCTCCCAGACCTCGGCCTCGGCTACTACAAGCACGTCGAGTTCCTCGCACCCCTCGCTGATACCATCGCTTCCGGTGAGCAACGTCCGGTTCTCGATGGTGCCCTCGCCATCGACTGCGACAATGACACTGTCTTCGCCGCCAAGGCGGCTGAAGTCGGCGGCTACCAAGACATCGAAACCGATGGTGACGACAACGACGCCTTCGCTCTGTTCAGCGAACCCCTTGGCCGAATCCAGAAGGGCTCGGGTCAAAAGATCTGGGCCGAAGCTCGGATCGAACTGGGTGCCATCGCTGACCAAGGTTTGTTCTTCGGCCTCGTCGAAGAAGCTGGTGCATCCCTCGACGTCGTCGCCGACGCCGCTGGTGCCCTGATCGGCGAATCGCTCGTCGGCTTCCAGATTCTCACCGACGACCAAAACGGCGTCGATGCGGTCTACAGGAAGGACGCCGGCACCGTGGTCGAAGTTGCCTCGGTCGTGAACAACAGCACCGCCATCGCCGTCGCGGATCGTGCCGATCTCGTCGCTAATACGGAGTTCAAGTTGGGCGTCCGCTACGACGGCCGCAACAAGATCTACTGGTACTTCAACGGCGTGCAGGTCGCGTCGCAAGAAGTGGACAGCACCGTGGATCAGGCGAAGAACTACTGTGCAATCTTGTCCCTCAAGACAGGTGCAGCCGCAGCCGTATCGATCGCGACCGACTGGGTCCGATACGCTGCTCAAAAGCGTACCTAATCCCCTCGCCCGTCTGCCCTGCTGTCCCTGTCTGATCTCTGGTTATACCAGTGGTAGGGGGCAGTGGGGTTTTTTCTTTCATAGGAACACACCATGCCCGAACCAACAAGCACACTGACATTCGAGGACCTCATCTTAGAGGTCGCCCGTAAGTCACGCACGGCATACGCCGGTGCCGATGGTGACGGTTCGCTGGAGATTCCGCAGGACGCCTACGACCTGTCCGAAGCAAAGCGACACGTCAACAACGCAATCCGCATGTTCATCCATGACGGCCCTTCGCCGCACGGGTGGCAGTGGGTTAAGCCTACTGCGTCGATCACGATCTGGGGCAACCAAGGGGCAACGCCTACGAAGACGCTGACGTCCAATGGTATCTTTAGTGGTGTGACCACGCTGACAGCTAACGTCGATTCTTTCTACCCCACGATGGAGTTGAAGGACATCACCATCACCGGGGTGGGTACGTTCAACATCGCCTCGTACGATTCTGCCACGCAGATCAAGGTGACCGGGGACGCAACCGCGGCTTCCGCATCCACTTGGTCGATTACCGCTGATGGCAACTACACGTTGCCGGTGACGTTCAGTGGACAGCACGGCGGTGTGATCTCGTACGGTGCGAACACGAATCAAGGCCTCGACATCGCGTGGAACAGCGAAGGTGTTATCCGCCAGTGGCGAGAGGATGTGTCAGACGAAACGGGTGACCCTTACTGGGCCGCTGTTCGGCCTATGACAGTGGGCAGTCCCCGTCGTCGATGGGAGCTACTCGTGTACCCCAAGCCTGATGAAGTGATGACGCTGTCCTTCCCCTACACTCTAGGGTTCGACAAGCTGATTGACCTCGACGAAGTCCCGCCATGCCCCTTCAGTCACGACGATACGATCCGGGCCGCTTGCCTCGCGATGGTTGAGAAGGACGTTGAAGAAAACCTCGGGCCAGATTGGGCCTACTATCAAAAGGCACTACTCAACAGCTACAGAATCGACGCTCAGTCCACGCCGAAACGACTGGGCTACTTTGGAAACGGTGGAGGCTCGCCAACCAACGTGCGAGACTTCCGACAGAACTTTTACGATCGCCCAACTGTGGGCTTCAACTCATAACCCGTGACCTCCGAGTCACCACGCAAGGAGCTAAACTTGAAACTTTCTACCAACAACTTCACCAGTGCCGTCCGACAGATCATCGTCGGCGGCGAGTCCGCCATCGCCGGTGGCGTAGCAGCCGATGCGGGCTTCCTCAAAGATGTCCCGAGCCTCCTCGGTGCATCGACCAGTGCCGCCGCTGAGACGGCTCTACCCGTCGAAGCCTTCCACATCCCCCGCGACTACGATGAGGGTGCCGACAACCTATTCCTCAAGGTCCAAGGCCAGTCCGCAGGTGCTACCGATACTCCGGCCCTGACCGTCACAGTCACCCGCGTGCGTGTCGGCGTCACCGATGCCACATTAACCACGACCGCAGCGTTGTTCACCGCGAGCACGGCTCAGCAGTCGGCGACGATCGACCTGTCGAGCAACGATCTCCTCAAGGACGACGTACTCCTGATCGCGATCACCGCAGGTGCTCACACTACTGATGCCCTCGATCAACTCGTGGCTGTCCCCACGTACCGATCCACACTGGTGTCCTATAACCAAGTGGATTCCAGCGGCAACCCCCTTCGCTAATCCGAAGTTTGGGTATACACTTCCAACGAAGTATGTACCCTTTTATCCAGACGGAGTCTTGCCATGCCGCAGTTCAATCCATTTAAAGTCCTATGGCCGACTAAAGGTCTAGTAGAGAGCACGCCTAACACCATGCAGCCCGCCGGCAGCACGGTGGACTGTTTAAACGTGCGGAACTGGGACTCGCTGGACCAACGACTTCGTGGCGGTAAACGATCCGGCATCCTCGCTCAATCGAGTGCGGCCATCTCCGCCGACAACCGCGTTCAGTTCATTCGCCCCATCACGACCGTGGCCTCCGGTAACGTCCGAGAGACTCGGCTTATCGCCGTAGCCAACGGAGACGTGCAACGATCAGGCACAGACCTTGAGACCTTCACGAACGTGACGAGCGGGTCTGGTGCGTTGAGCACGAGCCAAGCATTCATCACGGGGGCATCGAACCTTCAACGGCTCTTCTTCGCTGATGGCGTCTTCGCCAACTACCAGTACCTCAACTACGCAACGAACACGATGGTCGATTGGGAAGCTGCCCTGACCGCAGGCACGCTCCCACGCGGCACGACCGACGACACGGTCGGTGCTACCATCTGCGTGAGCTACCGCGGACGTATCGTCCTGTCTGGTCTGGAAGAGGACCCGCAAAACTGGTTCATGTCCAAGGTCTTCGACCCCTTAGACTGGGACTACAGCCCGACCACACCTACCGCGGTCCAAGCCGTCGCAGGTAACAACGCTGACGCCGGCTACGTCGGTGATATCATCACGGGCCTGTTTCCGTTCCAAGATGACTACATGATCATGGGCGGAGCCAACTCGATCTGGGTGATGGCTGGCGACCCCGCAGCCGGCGGACGTATCGACAACATCGTACGGGGCATCGGCATCGCCGGTCCCCGTGCCGGGTGCTACGACCCCTATGGCAACTTCTACTTCTTCGCCGACAACGGGCTCTACCGTATGCCGCCGGGGCCGGGCTACCCACAGCCTGTCTCGCAGGCCCGGCTCGATAAGAGCTTCCGCGACATCGACCTGTCCTCGAACGACGTGCAGCTAAGCTACGACCCTCTGTGGCAAGGCGTACACATCGCCGTGGTGCCCAAGGGTTCCCAGCCCGCCACAGCCCCGTTTCACTTCTGGTGGGACGAGCGTACCGATAGCTTCTGGAAAGACCAGTACCCGCTCGACATCGGCCCAACGACCGCGACGTACCTAGCCTCGGACGACCCCGAAGCATCTGGGCTGATCTTCGGTGGGTGGGACGGGTTCTTGTACCGCTTCGACACGGACACCACGGGCGATGATGGATCGGCGATCAACACCTTTGTTCAGTTCGGACCTATCGCTGCTGGGGACGTGTTACGTTCTACAGCGATTCGCGAACTGCTCCTCGTCACTGATGAGGATGGGGGTTCGGTTACGCTCGACATCTACGGCGGAAGCACGGAAGAGGAAGCAAACGCGAACGCTCTTGCTGCAACCGCTCCCCGCTTCCGCCGTGTCGCTCGTGCCGGCCGCAACGGACGCTTCCGTCCACCTGTCGCCGATGGTGCCCTCGTGGTTCGCCTGAGCCAGAACGTATCTGATTCTACGTGGGCCTACGAAGCGATGACCGGAGCCGCGAGTATCTTCTCCCCCATGCGTCAGAAGGGGTACTAATGAGCCTACCCGGACAAAATCGAGCACCGCAGCGAGCAGCACGCGACCGACGAAACCAAGACGCTCTTGCGTCTACGAATATCTACATCGCAGAACTGCTCGCTGACGCAGAGACCCCTGTTGCTACTAACGGTGGGCTTAAGTACGTGGGTGGTGAGCTTGCTATCAACCTCACGGCGACTAATTCCGGCTTGGGTGTGACGGCCGCGGGCTTGCGGATTCGCCTCGCCAGCCCTGCGAGCGGACTCAACTTCAGCAGTGATGATCTGCTAGTAGACGTCCGAGCCAACGAGGGGCTATCCATCGACGGCAGTGGTTTGGGTACCGTGCTTGACGGCACAAGTCTCACCCGCTCAGCTTCCGGCCTACGGGTCACACATCAATCCGGTCGGTTCACGATCGGTAGTGTGCAGACTGGGGCCGGCATCACGATCAGTGGTGTGGGAGTCGTCCACCGGCTCGACCCCACAAGTGGAGCACAGGCTGGTACACTACCTACCGCAGCCGGGCTTGCCGGCCTCACCGTGGTTTTCAAGAACGTCAGTGCTAGTACGAACACAATCACAATCAACGCCAGCGGGGCGGAGACGATTGACGGGGCGGGGTCGGCGACGATCACATCCGCGTACGGAAACCTTCGGCTGATGAGCGACGGCACCAACTGGATGTTGGTATAATAGGAGACACCATGGCAGCAGTAGATTACCAAAACATTCTGGCACACTTCCAGCAGTCGGTTGACTCAGCCAACTCTGCGAACGCCTCCCGCTATAACCAACTCACTACTGAGCTTGGCGGACTTCAACAATCTTCCGACACGGCCTACGCAGATATGCTTGCGAAGCAGACACAACTCGGTGGGCTGGAGAAGACCAAGATTCAGCGAGGGCTGACGCAAGAGAACGCGAACATCGATCAGAGCTTGATCAGTTCCGGCCTAAGCAACACGACGATGCGGCCCTCGGCTCAACGTGAGGCGGCTACTCAAGCAGGCTTCGCCGAGCAGGATGTGGACACCAACCTCGCGAACCAACGCAACGCGATCCAGCAGCAACAGATCAACTCCAATATCAACCTCGCCGGGGTTAAGGGCGACGCGATCGCCAACATGAGCAACGAAGGCCCAGACCTTGGCACCTACGCATCACTGATCACCGCAGCGGCAGAAGGTGGTGCGGGTAGCGGCGGACTCTCGTTCGACCAGCAGATGTTGCTGCAAGGCAAGAACCCAGACGGCACACCCCGGCAATATAAACTTGTAAATGGTAAGTGGAAAGTATACTAAGGAGCACCATGAGCATCTTCGACGACATCATTCAGAAATACCAACAAGGCCGAGACGACGCCAACGCTGGGAACGAAGCTCGATACGAGGAGCTTATCTCGTTGCTCACTGCGGCCCGTGAAGCTGCACGTACAGGCAACACGGAGATGGCCCAAGAGATCGAGGCCAACCTTACCAGCAAGAAGCAGAAGGCCGCTACCAAGGCCGACGAACAGACGACCAAAGCCAAGGCTGATCTCCAAGCTCGCGGGCTTGGTGGGTCTGTAGCTGCGGGTGCCGGCGGGGGCATCCAGTCTGACCTCGCACTGATGCAGCAGGCCGCTGATGAAGTAGCCGCGATGCAGTCCATCAACAACACGCAAGCTGGTCTCACCAATGAGATCGGCACCACTGAGATGCTTGGCAACGCCATCGAATCAAGGTATGATATTGGACCAGACACGGCCCAGTATGGATCGCTGCTAAGTGCCGCGGCCAACAAAGGTGCGTTCAACGGAGACGCCCCGACAAGCGGGGGCCGCAAGACCCCGGCGTACTACGACAGCCTCAAGAAGCGGAAGGTGGTTCTTGGCCCCGGTAGCAGTGTTGGCGGGGGCAAGTTTACGCAGGCTCGCGGTAACTTCATGAGCAACGCACCGAGCCCCGTGTCCCGCTCGGGTAGCTCCGGGCGAACGGCCGTCCGAACATTTACTCGATAAGGAAGACCCATGCCCATTGTCATCAATCATAGTAACGACGTCCCCCTCCTTGCAGCCGTAGCTCAAGGAGGGATGCAGTCGTATCAGGACCGACGTGGCGACATCGCTGCACAGCGTGACCAGCAACAACTGGCTCAAGCCTATGCTAATCGCCGGGCTCGTGCCGCGTCCAACTCCCGCTCGATGCAGAACGCATTCCGCAACACGCGACGTCCTGCGGCCGCACCTTCTCAACGAACGGGCGTGACCCAGTTCCGCAACCAAGAATACTGGAGCCAAGATCAGGGGGGTGGGTTCGTTCCCACCGCTGCCAACTCCCAGCATCCGATCAACCAACAGCAGCAGGCACCTGTGCAGACGTTCCGCAACACTGGTGGCACGGGCATGGGGATGCTCTCCACTGATGAGGGCCAATATGGTATCACGTCTGATACTCGGCCCACGGACTTGAACACCGGGCAAACTGTTCGTAGCAACTTCGCTGCTCCTGCCACACTTCCACAGCAGCAGCACCCATACGCAGAGTACGCTCAGCAGCGGTCCGTCGGGCTGTCTCCAGAGAAGCAACAGCAGGTAGCAGCAGCGACTCGGTTTGCCATTGAGACAGGGCTTCCCGCGAACCAGTTCGAGGGTCTTCTGTCAGAGGCGACGGCGGAGTCTCGCGGTTCCGGTTTGAGCCAACGGGATCGTGAGCAAGAACGGATTCGTCAGATTCGCTTTAAGCTCGACGAACTGGAACCAGCACTCGAAGCTGCGAGGGCTCGCGTCACTGCCACCGGGCTTGACCCAGACATGCCACCTACTCAGTTGGCCGACGACTTCGGTCGGCCTGTCAGTGAAGATGCGGTGAACGCATATACCCAACTGAAATCGTTGGAGCAGGAGCGACGACGATCAACGATGGCGTGGGACCAACTCATCCGCGGCGGCGACCAGTCCCGACCTGATCCATACAGCAATCGACCGACGAACCAACCTGCTCCCGCTAACGACGGCTGGGGTAGCGACGTTACTGTTCAATAAGGAAGGGACCCATGCCTGTATACACGATCAAAGGCCCTGACGGGAAGAACTACTCGATCGACGGCCCCGCCGGTGCAACCCGGTCGGAGGTCATCTCTCGCATCAAGCAGCGAATGACGAGTACGCAGACCGTGCCCAGCGTGCCACAGAACTTCACTGCCCCTACTGCGGGCGGTGACGTCGATCCTCGTATGCTTGAGCTTGCTCGCAACATGCCCGGCACGCAGTTCGACTTCAGCGAGTACAACCAAACCGATACCCAAGGTGGCCGAGCCCAACTACCCACGCTGTCCCCCCAGCAAGAAACTGCCGCGGCTTCGTCCGTCTCACTACGACCCGGAGCTAACCGCCTGATCGATGCGGCTCGTGAGAACAACCTAGAGCAGTCGCTCCGAGACATCGGCGGGCAGCGGGTACCCACACAAGGCGAACTCGTCCAAGATAACCTCAGTCGAGTACCCCGGGCTCTCCGCACGCCATTGACGGGGCTGGCTGGGTCTACCATGTCTACTATGGCTCTCGGCGGGCAAGTGACCGACGCCCTCGGTGTGACAGAAGACGCTGCTGGAGTCTACACAGGAATCGACAAAGAGCTTAGTGAGGGCCGACGCAACCTTGGTACGTCGATGATCGAAGACTCCGCCGAAGGAGCCGTTCGTTCCGTTATGGACCTGTTGACGTTCGCCGCTACAGGTGGCGTAGGTGTCATCGGCGGCTTCGTATCTAAGGCTGTGCAGGATGCGGAACTCACCGGCCGGGAGGCTGGTCTCGAAGGGCCGGAGCTAGGTAACTACATGATGACCCAAGGTGCTATCGAAGGCACCGTCACCGCCGTGTTCCAGCGTCTAGGCCTTGGTGGTCTCGAACGCACGCCAGCGGGAGCAGCCGCCAAGCAAGGTCTTCGTGGGGCCCTGAAGCAAGTGGGTATCCAGACCCTAGCCGAACTCGGCGAAGAGAACATCATCACCCTCGCCAGTGCCGTCGCTGACGACCTCGCAGGCGTCAACGAGCTTAACGCGGCTGACATCCCCGGCATGATCGCCGAGACGAGCCTCACTACCCTGATGACCATGGGCTTAGCTGAGGGCGGACGTAAGGTGGGCAGCAAGGCCGCAGGGCTCGCCCAGCAGAAGTTCGCCCGTGAGGGTACACAGACCCCCCCATCTCCTACGTCACCCGCAGCGGCCCCACAGGACGCAGCACCGACTCAGCAGGAGACGGCCGTACAGGACGTAGAGCAGGCCACTGGACCCAAGCCAGAAGTCGAGCCTCAAACCCCACTCACGCAGCCTCCGGCTCCTGAGACTGAAGCAGCAGCCGATGGCCCCAACGATGTGACGGTAGCACCCACTGAAGCCCCTGCTCCAGTCGGACAGGATGTGCCAGAGGCTCCGACGTTTAAACGCGAAGAGCGTCGCGATCCTGAGCGAGCCGACAACCGAGCCGAGATCGAGGACCTGATCAGACGGGGTGAGACTGAGAAAGCTATTGAGGCCGTCGAGTCCCTACGCACAGAGATGAATACGGACCCGCTGACCGGGCTCGGCAACAAGCGAGCACTGGACACGCGGGCACAAGAGATCGAGTTTGACGCCGCTGCTACCGACACGCCACAACCATTCGCCTTCGTGGACGCCGACAACCTGAAGGTGATGAACGAAGCGTGGGGCCACGAAGGTGCAGACGCAGTCATGCGGGAGTGGTCCGATATCATCCGAGAAGAATCGGGCGGGGCCGCTAAAGGTTACCGTCAGGGCGGTGATGAGTTCGCCATCATCCCTACTGGTCCGATGACCGAGCAAGAGATGAATGACTTGGTCACCCGCGTGCAGGAGCGTGTCGGCCGTAAAGAGATCGTCCCCGGAGTTACAACAGGCCTTAGCATTGGCGTAACCTCGGTGCAACCCGGCGAATCATTTTCCGATGCGTATGCTCGTGCGGACAATCTTTCTACAGAGGCGAAACTTGCCGGCAAGGTCGCACGCGGTGAAGTCACCAGCCGGGCCGAGGCCATGTCCAAGATCAGCGAGACTCCGACCGCTCCGGCTGTCAAACAAGCTCAAGTCGAAGACACTCGCAGCCTCACCGAGAAGCTCGCGGACGGCGAAGGGTTGTCCGGTAAGCAGGAAGAGACCCGAGCGATCCGTCGCGAACTTGATCTTCGTACCCTAGAAGACCACGATGCCCAGACCTTTGAAAGCTGGCGTGAGCTAGCGATCGCGGAAGGCATCCCTGATCGTGCCGAGGCCATGGCCCGCGATCTATTGGACAAGCCCCGCGTGATCACACCCGTAGAGAACGCGGGCATCGTGCTCAAGCTGCGATCACTATTCGACCAGCACACGAAGCTCACCAGTCTGATCGAAAAGGCTGAATCTGACTCGGACATTAAAACGCTCGCAGCGACCCGTAACGAGATTGAGGAGAGCATCGACATCATCACGCACGCCCTTGATAAGGCCGCGGGTGCTGAAGCTGGCCGAGCCCTCGTCGCTCGTAAGATGGCGATCCACAAGGACTGGACCCTCGCGTCGTTGGTCAACGAAGCTAAGGCACGCAAGGGCTCTCCCCTCACTCCCAAGGAGCGTAGCGAGCTTGAGAGCTTGGAACGTAAACACCGTAAGTCCGAAGAGGATGCACGCAAGCAGGAGAAGGATACCGAGCGTAAGAATGCGAAGGATAAGATCACTAAAGACGCCAGCAAAGCTAAGCGTAAGAAGCAGCCTGATGGTAGGAAAGCAAAGACCCCAGCAGAACTCGACGCCGAACTCGCCGAGCTAGATCCTGCTGATCCGCACTACCTCGCTCAAGTCGCGTTGAACCGGGCGAAGCATCCGGCCCACAACAGGTCGTACCAGTCGATCCTCGACGCCACGAAGGCTGTTGTGCCTCTTGCCCCCGGCACTAATATCAAGACGCAAGACGTGATGATCGAGGACAACACGTACGGCTATCTGTTACAACAGGGTACGGAGACGAAGAAGAAGACCGTGTCCCTGCTCGGGCTGTTTAAACGGGATCTCAAACTCAAGGCTAAGGCTCGCAACGAAATCGGGCAACTCCTCGACGAGCTTGAGACTGGAGAGTGGACAACTCGCCGGCCCAACGGAAAGAAGACGACCGACTCTGTACTGGCCATGCTGGAAGAGAAGCGGTCGAGTATGCGGAGCGAGCGTGACTTGCAGAAGCAGATCGCGGAGACCGAGGCTCAAATCGAGAGCGGCAAGTACGACGACATGAAGACTGATCAGGGCGGTGACGCTCTGACTTATCTTCGTGATCGCCTCCGTGACCGACGACAAGAACTCTCTCTGTTACGCGACATCGCGAACCTTGAGCAGCAGCTTCGGACGGGTCAGTTCCAAGATCCGCCCAAGTCACAACGCAAGGCGTCTGAACGGTTGGCCGAACTCGAAGCTCGACGTAACATCCTGCGTGCGAAGATCGCTGAGTGGCAAGCTGCCCTTGTCCCCCACACACCGTGGCAGCGGACAGCGAACTACCTCGGCATCCCCCGGGCACTGATGGCCTCCATGGACGTATCGATGATTGGTATCCAAGGTGCGTGGAACGCATTAGCTCACCCAGTCGATACGGCACGAGCAGTGCCCGGTATGCTTAGGTCCTATGTGAGCGAAGTGTCGGCCCAGCAACAACTTGATGCGATCATGAATGGGCGGCACTATGCACAGTTCGTCCGCCAAGGTGGAGAGATCACGTCGTGGCGGGGCAACCTAAACGAACGTGAGGAACAGTTCCGATCAGACTTGCTCGAACGTGTGCCCGTCCTTGGCACCGCGTTGCGGGGTTCGACTCGGGCGTACACCACGTTCCTGAACACGCTTCGGTACAACTCCTTTGCGGCCCTCGTCGAAAAGGACGGCGGCATCATTACGGATGAACGAGCATCGCTCTACGCTTCCTATGTGAACACTGCCACAGGCCGGGGTTCGTTGGGGCCCAAGGGTTCTAAGCTCAACAACGCATCCGGCTTGCTCAGCATCCTGTTCTTCTCAGCACGCAACTGGTCAAGCAAGATCGAATTGGTTGTCGGAGCACCCCTGATCCGTGCCGCCATGAAGGGCGACAAGCGGGCGACGGCGGTCGTTGCCAAAGAGTACGCTCGCTTCCTCGGTGCCCTTGGGATCCTGATCGGCCTATGGGAATTGTTCGGCGGGGAGGCGGAACTAGACCCCCGGTCGAGCGGCTTCTTGCGAATGTCTTGGACCGACGAGGACGGCCACAAGTATAACTTCGACCCGTCCGGGCAACTAGGCGGGGAAGTCGCGTTCTGGTCCCGTTTGATTACAGGCACGCGGGTCACCCCGGCTGGCGAGGTACAGGACATCCGCTACGCAGGTTGGGGCAAGGGCGACGCATTCGACTTGGTTGCTCGCAAGGTCCGTGGTAAGCTATCACCTGTAGCCTCATACACGGTCGATACGGGCACCGGGGCCGACTACCTTGGCAAACCGTTCGAGCCCATCGGGGCCACGGCTTCCCGCATGTACCCGCTTGCGTTCAAAGACGTGGCGGAAGCGATGAAGGCTGAAAACTCTGAGAGCAAGCTGGCTCTTGCCTTGTTGGCATTAGCGGGTAACCGGCCGTGGCGTATCGATAACGCTGAGATGGAATCGAAGTGGGAGGCATGGGCCACGGAGAAGAAACGTCGCAAGACGATCCGCGAAGCCGGCGACTACTCACCGATGGAAGAATGGTATCCCGAAGGCGTCGGGACGTACATTAGAAAGAACACAGGATTTTAACCATGGCTGATACACAAACAAGAGAAGTTCCCTTGACCCCGGCTCAGATACGAGAAGTAGACGCACGAGCCGAACTGGCCGTACGTCAATACTTCGACTACTACTTAAAAGAAGTGGTGCCGGATCAGCATCGGCGATCGCGAGAGCACACAGCTTTCCTGATCCGGCAGCATGATGATGCGGAAGACTCGCACGGCTACGCAGAACGGCGTTTAAACAAGGCCATCTGGATCGTGGCTGGTGCGGCTATGGCTGGGTCGGGTGGAGCAGTGGGCGTTGCCAAGCTGCTACAGGGTCTTGGGGCGTAACCGTCTGATGCCAGTGGATGAGCCAAGGGGCGTCTCCGCTGTGCATCAGGAATCGATTACGTTCCTTCGCCGTGCCCACTGCTTCATTCAGTCGCAGAGCATCCGCTAGGACCGGGTTGGGCAACTTACCCAACAAACCGTTCATACTCCAGAACAAGATTCCGCCCCCTTCGATAAGGGAGCGGAGTTTTTCCATGGGGTAGTCTTCGATGTCGAAGACCGTGTCATCGTGATATGTTAGATAAGAAGTCACGTACCTTGTCCTCGGTGGTGTAGTAGCCTTTGGCCGTCTTGGTTGCTTGGAGCTTGGTGCCTTGCTTGCCGTACTTCCGCCAGTTGTAGACGGTCTGCCGGGTGATGTCTATGCCCGTGGTTCGCTTCACGAACGTGGGCACATCAGAGATCTTCAACGTAGTAGGTGGTCCGGGGGTGCTCATGGTTTAGTCCTTGCACAACTGCGACGGTGGTGACACCACTCTGGGATGTCCCCGTCTCGTATGGGGTTGGTGCCGTGGCGGTATCCGTCCCAGTGTTGCCACGGGATGTCCGCTTTATCTAGCCAGAACGGAACGTACCGAACTTGCTCGTCGTCGATCTTCAGGCCGACGTGCCATTGGTTACCCCGTGCCGATTGTATACGCACGAGGTAGAAGGGAAGCTCCCCGGGAGCCGCGAAGCTCCCGAGAAGTGTAACGATGTCGTCCCGCAGGGCCCGTTCGCAAGCTGTGCTTGGACACTGCAGCCGTGCAAGTAGATCGTCGCGTGAGTGGAGGGGGCGTGCGAGCATCAGGTTAGTCCTGCGATGCGTCCGAAGGCTCTTCCACTTCAGGCTCTTCCACTTCGGGCTCGCCTCCGGCTTCTTCGACGAGAGCCTTGCGGACGTCGCGAGCTTGGGCGATCTTCTGCTCCAGTGCCTCGGGGCTGAGTTTACCGTTGCGTTGGATCTCATCGAACAGATCGAGGATCACGATGAGGCTTTGGAGGATGAGGGCAGAGGTTGATAAGGACATAGTTGTCTCCGGTAGTAGTGGACGTTTAAACGACCCGGGTGTTGTGTTACTCGACCTGTTCGAGCAACGTAGAGAGTAGGACGAGGACTTGCCGGAACGTATCTTTGGCACTGTCCGCGGGGAGGCCGGCCTGTGTCAGCAGGTCATACTGATCGAGGGCAGCGTCGCCGGCCTTGATAGCCGGCAGCACGTCCCCTTCCCAGTCATCGAACTTGTCCCGGTTCTCGATAAGCTGAGACACGACAGCGTTGTACGTGTCCTGTGCGTTAGCGAACTCGACGCGGGGGTTGGCGTTGCACCCGGCTACAGACAGCACGACCAATAGGCCGAGTGCAGCAGCGAGTGCGGTGAGGGCGAAGCGTTTCATAGGGTTCTCCGGCGGGGGTGGTGTGACTGTAAGCACACGCGGCTTACTTCTTAGCGAGGCCGCGACTAATACTATAGCCGAAGGCGGCGACAATGGGACCGGCGACAGCCACGACAGCACTAAGCTGATCGTCACTGATAAAGCCTTGAGCGACGACGAACGACGCGATGGCCGCTGCGAGGCTCAGCCAGAACTCAGTGGTTTTGAGGCCGGGCTTTGTTTTGGTATCTGTACTGGACATAAGTGTGCTCCTTTCAAGAGCGGGGGGTGGTGATCCTGAACTACGGCAGTTCGAGGATGAGGTTGTGGGCTAGAAGCCCGTGCGTGTCTAGTAGCCGCCGCAACTTGCGGAGTGCTTCTCTGCGTGAGATTTTGTTGAGTGCTGGTTGGCCGGGTTCTACCGCGTAGGTTGCAGCAGCTACACGGTATAGTTCGCCACCCCCAATATAATCAGTACCCGTCCTGATCAACCGATGGAGGGCATCTGGGTTTAGGGGTTTGACTCGCTTCATGCTCGGTACTTCCCGTTCTTGAGGAACAAAAATGACCTCTTCCCATTAGGGTAGATAACTCCGTGGCACTGGAGCCACTTCGACGGCCCGACATTATACCCCATGTTGAGGTTGCCTGTTACGCCCACGGTGTAGGCTCCGTCATAGATCGACGGGCTATGTGTGTGTGCGGTGAACGTCTTGAAGCCTAAGCGTTTAAACTGCTTGGGGTTGCCGCGTGCTCCGTTAGGTCCAACGTGTCCGTGCATACCACACTCGACGCCGGCGACTTCGTAGCTCTCATCCAGTTCGAGGAAGCTGACGAGACTGGACGAGCACCCCATCGCGGACTCAAGGGCGTTGAACTTCCCTCCTCTATGGGCGGCGTCCACCATCTGGCCGGCCAGCTTGAGGTAGAACTGGGCGTTGATCGGGTCGTTCCGCCAGTCGGTCTCTTTGAGCCAGCGATCTAACGCGAGGTCATGGTTGCCCCGAGCCACGACGATCTCGGTATCGTTATTGGCGGCGTACAGTCGTTCGACGAAGTCCCGAGCTTGTTTGATCTCGGACGCAACCGTACTACCCTGATCCAACATCTTGATCTTGAAGACGATATCGTCTCGGTTGTGGTGGTTGCGAGAGCGGAAGTCGATCAGGTCGTGCAGGACGACGTGCCTCGGCTTGAGGTCCGACAGCATCGACGTCGTCAAGCGGGTGGCTTCTTCATCGCCCTTCTCAACGTGGATGTCACCGAGCACGATACCTTCGATGCCCTCTTTGTTCCGCTTCACCTTGCCGCCTTCGACTCGTTTGTCGAGCCAGTAGAAGCTGCCATCCTCTTCGGCGTTGAGATGGTGGACGTGCCAGTACCCGTCGCTCGTGACTTCGACTAGCACGGCACCGAGGACGTGGTGGAAGTGGGCAAGCTGGCCAGCCTTACGCTGGATGAACTTGCGGGTAGTGACGCTGCCGGTCGTGAACATCTCCTTGGGCATCTGGTTCTTGCGGCTCTCGACGCAGTGGAACGAGAACTTGTTGTGGGGCACGATCAGCGAGGATCGGCCGCAGTACGCTTCGAGGCTGGACAGGGGGTTCTTCGCCGTCGCGAGGATGTCTAGCTCGCCACAGAACGCGAGCCGCTTAGCAAGGCGTACCCGGGAGTTGACGGCATACTTCTTGGTGCGTGCGTCGAACCACACGTCCTTCTTGCTGATCTGAGCGTCGCCCTTGTTGACCATGCCACGGTAGCCCGTGCGGTCGTACAAGCTGTAGCTGATCATCAGGCCCGCGTCTAGCTTGGCCGCGAGAGCCTCTAGGTTGGTCAGGAAGCCCTCGTGGACGTGGACGTTGTTCTGTGCCGATGTGAGGATGAACCGCTGCACAGGCCCCTTGTGGT